TTTTCAATGCCTTCTAAAATCTTTGCCTGTTGTGCATGTAGTTTAGTTGCCTTTTTAAGACCTTTAATAACTTTTTTTAGTCTTGCTGTATAATGCATTTTTACCTCCTTCCATCTGGTTGAACATCTGCTCTGAATGCACCAAATCGCCATGATTCATCAGTTGATGTGTTTTCTATTTTAAGTGATGCTAACCTACCTCGTGCTCTTGTGTCAACCTTTTTTGTACTTGAACTAACAGTAAAAGGTCCAAGTGGTGAAGACGCTTCTGTTTCTGATGGGAAATCTTTAAGGTTTATTGTAATTTGAGCGTTTCCATCAAGCTTACCAAAGTCAGGTATAAATCTTCTAATTTTTACAAAAAACTCACCTGCACTACCTTCCATTGGCATTTCAAAGTCGCCTGATTCAATAAATGCATTGATTGCAGTTTTATTACCTAATACATCAAGCTGGTTATTTCCTGTTTCATGTTTGTACAATGTAGCTGCCCCAAATTCATTTGTAATACCATTAATAGTTACAGAAGGTAAACCTGTTGCACTATATTCTGTTGCGTATGGATTATCTAATACATATTTGTCACTATAAGCAGTTCTAGCTAAAGAACTTGTTGTCCATAAACCTTCTCTATAATTTAAAGTGACACATCTATCTATTTGTGTAGATCCATCTTTGCAATAAAACCAATTTATTTCTGTAAATAAAGTGTTATAGCCTGCAAATACTTGTTCACTTTGACCAAAATTTAATCCTAAGTCATCCGAGGTTTGAGTTGTAAATACAAAATCCTCAACAGAACAGGTAAGTTTTTTTACTGAACCACCATCATACGCATAAAAACCACCAGACTTACCCATCCAATACATAATACCATCTACATGCACTAGTGAATGTTGTGACATAGCTCCACAGTTTGAACCTACTTGTCTAATTGAAAAAGTAAAAGGTGGTCCGACAAACTGCATAATATAAGCCGATGTATCGGTAACAACAAATATATAATCTTTACCTCTAGCTGCACTAACTATTTTTGAACCACTATCTAATTGAAATGTTCCTGCTGTATTTGTAGATACAGGTACATAATCTGTTCTGTCTTCTTGATCTGAAAAACGAATAAACATTTTGTCTTGTGTGTTAATAGAACCAATCGTTGTTTCAGTACCTAAATGTATAAGATGTCTATCAGTATCAGATACAATTGTCATCACACTTGCTGTTGGATTTGTAGTAACGGCAGTTGCTCTTGTAGTCACACCATCAGTTGGGTTCCATTCAAACGTGCCACCATTTTTAATTGTTGCTATAAGTATTGTTCCATAATTATCTAATGACCAATTACCTGGTTCTAAACTTGTAGCTGAAGCTGAAGTTGCTGAACCCCAAGCAGTAGAACCATTCCAAGTTCCTGTACCCCAACCAAAACCAAGAGTCTGTGTAGCAGAGCCAACAGGAAAATAAGATTGCACTGTGCCTGAACCTGCTGCAGTAATTCCTGCACCAGATTCACTTGAAGGCATAGTGATTGTAAAACTGTTTGTTGTCGCTGTAATAATTTGAAAAGGGTTATCAGTAAAATTAGCTGCTGTAAATCCTGTACCACTACCAGGCATGGTAACCGATGAAAACACAACATACTCACCTGCTGATAAATTATGTGAAGTTTTATTAACTGTTACTGTTGCTGATCCATTTGTAGAAGTAAATGTCAGACCTGTGATAGCAGTTTCAAGTGGACTGATATCATAAATGCCGCCACCATAAAATAGAAACAAACCTTTACTTGTGCCTATAGCTATATATTCTGTACCATCTTTATCTGTCCAAATGTGTGTTGCTCTTGCTACGCCAGGCATTGTTGTAGCTACAGCTTGTTGCCAGCCACCAATCTTTTCAGGTTCGCCATAACGAAAACGAACAAAGTCACCATCTGTCCATTGATTAGATGCCTCACTCTTCGTTATTTGCTTATTGAAACCACCTTTGAAAGGAATACGAATAAGAGGCATGTCACCTCGCAGTTGTAGGACTGGTTCCGTCCCCTGCTAGTGGATGTTCAGCGAACGCAATGTAAAAAACGTCAACTCCACTATAATTACCACCATAACCAGTTGGTTGACGCATTTTGAACCCATTACTAAGTAGATCAATCCCATATACATTAGAGGATTCCGCTGTAGTTGCATTAGCAAAAAGTGGAAATAACACTGGGTTGTTTGGTTCTCTAGTAGTATCATAAATATACCAATAAGCACCATTATTTGCTTTGTGCATCAAGTATTTAACTTTAAACCCTGTATAAACAAATGGACCATCTACAACTCCGTTACCAGTAAATTTTCCAAACTTTGAAAATCCTGGAACTTCTGCCCAGCAGTAACTGACAAATTCTGCAGAACTTGAGCCAGAGGCATTAGATGAAAAAACACTAGAAGTAGGTTCTGTATTTGCAAAATCACTACCAGTTTGAGTTGAGTCAGCATTATTAAGATGTAAGTATGAACCATTACCAGTTAATGAATGATGATAAGTAAACCAGTTACTAGTTGTATCTGTTCTTTTTTGAATTATCAGTCCTGGTTTTACACCTAATCCGTGACCAATAGTTTTTGTTCCAGCACCAGTATTTGTCCAAGTTTGTATAGAAAATTTTGCAGTATCATTCACTTGTAAATTACAAGTTACATTGCCGTCACTATTGGAGCTCACTGTTCCACTGTTACACACCCAGTTCCACGACACATATGAGTTACCAGCATTATTAACACTTGTACCATCTTCTATTGAAGAACCACCTTTTAGAAATTTTTGTAAAGTGTCAGCATTGGTAAATTGTTCATCAGTAGAATTTGAACGAAGTTCTTTGTGTTTACCTCTATTTGAGTCAAACCAATTGTGGTTTCTAGTACCATCTCGTTCTCTAAACCATGATAACCCAGGTATACCTTCAGATCTTTCTGACATATTATCTTGTTTGAGAACTTTAAATCCAGTTGGAACACTCTTAAAAAAGTTTCCATTACCATCTTCATCAGCATTACCACCTGCTGTTTCAGTACCATTAAATGTTGGATTGTCTCCAAAGTTCCAAATAAAAGTAACAGCTTTGTTTGACACTGCACCAAAACAAGCACTTTTTTCTCTATCCCATGTTATACTACCTATTAAAGAATTATCATCATCATAAAATGAAAGTAATCCTATATCTAAATCTAAAGCCAAGCCTATAACGTCCCCTGCTGAAAAAGTAAAAGGAGTGTAATTGGTATATGAAGTTACTCCATTCCATCTTACATATTGATTTGATTCTACCCATAATCCAGAACCATAGTTTGCATTACCAGGATAAACTCCTCCACTTGAATAATTATGTAAATCTTCTGCTGCAAAACACCCAAAGGTTAAATTATAACCACCTGGAGCATCACTTGCTCTACACTCAGCATAAAACTTTCCAGAACCTTTTGGTTGTAAAGTTGAAACAACTGGATAACCAGTATTAGACCCAGTTGTAGCATGTTGAAGATTACCCTCAGAAAATGTTTGCGAATAACTAGGATTATAAGGACGCATTGTAGGTAGATTATTTGTAGGTGTGTCATTACGTTGGTCAGAGGCTACAAGATTTGCAACACTATAGTCATTTGTATTGCCACTGGTGTCATCTCCAAGTGCACTTGGTGAACCAAATTGTAATCTAACTCCATTGGTTCCATAAGTAATACCTGTTAATGCTTTTGGGATCCAACGCCCTGTACTTGTATCGGTCAAGCCAAAGGTTGAAGGTGTTAGTGCCTGTCCATCCAAATAATTAACTTCAGCAAAATATCCATCCCAGAAAGCAGCAGTCGTTCCTGTAGTAGGTTGACCACCTATAAAATGAAGAACATCATCTCCAATATACAAATCTCCAGAAATACTTGACCTAGCATCTATTGCAAAACTAGTTACTTGCTCACCATCTACATAAACTTTTATTTTATCGGTACCACTTTCGGAAGTATCAATAGCACAAACGAAATTATACCATTTACCAGTGTCTTCGAATGTCCTAGAAGTTTTAAAATAGTTTGTTCCTCCAGAATAAAATACTATACTATAACCACTCATGTAAAAGTATGACCCTGTAGTTGCGTTCCATGCATCATTAGATGTACTTGCACCAAATAATATTCCGTAATCTGCTACAAGTGTTGGCTTAAACCAAAAAGATATTGTAAATTTAGTTTTATTTCCCTCACCTGAATAAGTTTTAGTTAATGCGGCAGTATCAGCCTTATTATATAAGACACTTTTGGAAATACTGCCACTATCTGTAAAAGGCACGAACTGACCGATACGTTTTCCCATTCCATTTCCAGAATAAATTACTGGAAAGAAAAATTCTTCGCCATTTGGTATTGTTGGTGTTGCCATGTTATCCTCCTACGAACCTAAATTTTTTGTGCAAATTGCCTTAAAGCCTGTCGGTACACTATGAAAAAAATTACCTATTCCATTTGCATCACTATTACCACCAGCAGTTTTATTTCCAGCAAATGTACCTTCTTGTCCAAAATTAACCAAAATGTTACTTGCTGCAGCATCACGATTCCAAAAACCGATTGACCATTCTTCACCACCAGTAATTGTTGCTGTTGGGTTTGCACCAGTTGATGGATTTCCATCAGTGCCACCACTACTATTGTAGTATGTATTATTAATACCTGCAAACAATTTAATACTACTAGCGTCTGATGCATCAATAGCTATTTGCATTACATCTTTTGATGCTGAAGCTGAACTACTACCAGTATTCCAAGGATTAGAACCACTTGCAATCCAATTTTGTGTTGGATTAATATACCAACCATAAAAATCAGCTAGGTCTGTTCCTGCATCTGCTGACAAACTTCTATCTGAATTTGCAATACCAAATGTAAAAGCATTTCCATATGTTCCAACAATTGCCTCAATATAATATTTATCTGCATTAAAAAATACTGAGCTTCGCACTCCTCCATCATTACTTGATGTAAATTCTAAATTTCCATTAGCAAGTGTTGTATTGCTCCCTTTGTCTAATGGATTTAATACACAAAATGAATTGGTAGGTGAGTCACTAACTTGGTCGTGTGCTGCAAGTCCAGTAGACGTGTAATCATTACCATTTCCAGACTCATCATCTCCAAGGTCTGCACTGTCTCTACCATCAATATGAAAACCATTGGTGCCAAATGTTAGCCCACTTACATCTTTGGGTATCCAGATTCCAGAATCATTTGTTTCACCAAAGCTAGATGGGTCTAGTGCTTGTCCATCTATATATACCATTTCTGCTAAATAAGCATCTGCATAACCCCAACCAACTGTTCTTGATTGATAACCTATAGTATGTTGTTGTGATGCTTGTCCTATACCAGACTGTGCATCTTTAGCTGGATGATTAAATGTAGAAAATT